CCGCCGTCCGCTTTAAAATTTTTCTTGCAAGCATTTCGTCGATTTCTTTGTGTCTTGGAATTGTTTCATTACGTTCGCCGTTTGAGTAAATGTCGTGATTGGCTCCGTTTCTTAACAACCTATAACCGTTTGCTTCGATCTGCTTTATTAAATCTCGTCGCTGCACGCTAAGCAATTACCTCCTTTCATTTTCTAATTGTATTATACGCATTTTATGCGTATTTGTCAATATATTTATGCGTATTTTGTGCGTATTCTTTACAAATAAAAAAGACCTGAATGTGATTTACAACAACTTTGCACATCACATTCAAGTCTCTACTCTATACTATATACTTTTTATCTTTGACAATTGCAACAATCCACCCCGACGGGATCCGCATCCATACATTTGCTCCAATGATCTTGATCTCTTTGCATGTAACCGTGGTACCTTTTTGCATCACCGCATAGCCATCTACATTGTCCGAGTGGCTCTTACCTGATGTCGTAAGCTTGTCCCAGCGTTTCAGTGCTCCTGCAGCAGTAGTTCTTACATTCAGGTCTGCTTTTGTCACATAATTTTTTCCTACTTTATAATTGTGTTGCACCGGTGCAACTCCGGATTTTACCAGTGTAAGAAATAAAATCTGTTCCGCTTTCCTTCTCCTAGTCAGTCCGTTCAGGACCTTCCCACCAGCTTTATTATATGCCGGGATTTTTGCAGCGATCTGATCTGCAGTTCTGCCAGCACACAACTTTTTCAAATTGCCCGGACCGCAATTATATGTAAAGCTGATCAGCGCATCTCTCTGGTTGCCATTCAAAGCGATCGGCACATATGCTTTGTTGTCTACATAGTCCGCGAACTTCTGGCAGTCTGCAATCAGATATGCTTCTGCCTGAGCCATTGAGATCTTCATCCCTTTTTTCACGTCTGCGCCGTAATGTCCGAATCCAATTGTGTAGTATTTTTCCGTTGAAACCGGCTTGTAAGCCGTAAGCCGACAACCTTCATACTGCATGATAAGCTGCAGTCCTGCCTGTCCGATTTTCTTACTCATCCTGTTCTCCTCCCAACTGCTCCATATGATCATTAACCTTTGTCCTCATCATCTTCATGATCGGCTTAAGGAATGGCGGAATCGGGGTACCAATGTCTTCCATATTTTCCAGGATTGAAATAATCTCGTTAAAAGTGAGCCACAGAGCTATCGCAATTGCAAAGACCGGCGGATACTGGATACCCCACCCGGCATTTATAATTGAAGACTTGATAAGCCAGTCTACAAGGCAGCCGATAATGACTAGCCCATGCATACAGACTTTTTTCTGTATTCCTCTGACGGATATGTAACTCTTAACCGGTTTATCATCCTCTAAATTCCTATACTTTGCTGCCTGAATCCCTGTAATGTAATCCATAATATTAAGAAGCAATAAAAGCAGCCACGGGATTGCAAGTACTCCAAGCTTCGCCCAAATAGCGGTTCCTACCATGATAAAAAATGCTTTGAGTTTTCCTAATTCGTTCATTTGTTTTCCTTCCTTTCTATCTTGCTTATGCATCAAATTCCACAAGCCATTTGTTGTCTGTTGCACTGTAAGATACTGCTCTAATATATACCTTACCGTTCATGTCGATATATTTTGAGTTGACATCTGTAGCATCTATACGTGAGATATAAGCATACGGAAAAATTACCTGCGCTGTTGTAAATATCATTGGGCACATTGCTAATATTCCATTTCCAATTGACATGTTTAATCTTGCAATAATATCTATCGTGCCATCTTCTAAAATACAGCTCCCGGCATTAGTAGTTCCTTTATGATTGATCAGGAATCCTTTGTGTTCTTCTGACTCTCCTAATTTTCTATACACGGAATATGCACAGCTTATTCTTGGAACCTCATTTGTTTTTGAGAAGCCGAACACGACACTATTTGCATCTTTCTTATAATAAAGGACGCATTGCTGTGTTGTTGTAATGTTTGTAGCACTAAAATAATATGTCGATTTATCAAATGACCCATTTGCATATAAATTCCCATAAACATTATCCTTGTTCTGTTTAACACGAATCAATACACCATTCTGTGTGTCCTCCCCTGCATGAATCAGATAATAATATGGATAGTTTTCATCATTTGATTCAAGTTGTGTAACCTTCAAGCCAAGTGCAGTGCTTACCTTTTCTATATCAAAGTCAAACTGATACACTGTTGCGCCTGTTGAATTTACAACTGCTTTCGTCAGATATAAATAATTAAGCCCCATTATTGTAGCCATATTCTATCTCCTTTCCGTTATTCTGCTGTTTGTACAGGTGCAGCCTGCAGATCATGGTAAGTAGCCAAACCACCTACCCCTGTGCCACCGTAGGTAACATTTCCACTCGTTTTTGTTTCACTTTTACTTGTATAATAAATTATGATATTTACATCTTTACTTGCAACAGCAGTGAATGTGTACCATGCTAACACCTTTACAAACCAATTATTCCCTACTCTAAATGGCAGGACAATGTGAGCTTCCGTATCTGTACAAATAGCAGATACAACAACATCCGGATTACTGATTTCAATAGCTGAAATACCTTGTGCAGTGGTTGTTATTTTCATACTTTTGGATAAAAGTTGCTGATTTTTTTCATTTACTGCATTTAATCCACCTGTTATGGTTCCATCACCAATACCTGATATGTCATTTTCTCCAATCTTATCCAAATACTTTTTAAATTCTGTTGTGAGCACCTTATTTTCAACAGGATTTGTACTTGTTTCAGATAGTTCGGAATCGATAGTAACACTCCCGCCTGAGCTGGTTGTTTCACCCCAACCAGTCCATGTTCCATGATAATATTTTCTGAAGTATTGCTTTCCATTCGTAAAATCTATTGCATACTGATAATTTGCAGCACTTGTAGATCCAGCTATACTGTTCAACAGAATACCGCCACCGAATCCATCAGGCAGATTATTTGTCTCTGCTGATCCATTCACAAAATAGATAGCCTTATAATCAGTAAGCAAATCACAATCGATACTTGAAATGCTCAAATAATTTTGTGTCTGTGCGCAATCCTTAATCAGGTTAAATACAAGTGCGAAATTGTTGTTCATAATGCTTGCATAGGACGCTATAACTTCTGTCAATTCCTCAGTTGTTGTAAAAGTCAATGTTCCGGTCTTTCCACGTTCATATTTGATAAGTGTTTCAAGACTCGTATCCATTTTATTTTCAAGAGCTGCATTCACGACTTTATTCTGCACAGGATTTTCGCTTGTAGCAGACAGCTCAGTATCTGCAGCGATTGCACTTGCTGTAGGTGCATAAAGAACCGTCTCTTTTCCATCAATCGTTATCTTACCTATCTGTGTGCCTTCTGTCAGTGTAGCTTCTGCTGTTACGGTGCTTCCGCTACCACCGCCGCTAGTAGGCGCATAAAGCTGATAGGTAGTGCCATCCACTGTGATTTCTGCAATATTTGTGCCAGTAAGCGTTTTTGGCACGACTGATACGGTACTGCCGCCTGCGGAAGACGATGGAGCGTAAACGTCAAAAGACTGTTCTCCCAAAGTGATAGTACCTATCTTAATGCCATCAGAAACCGAATTTTCGTATTTTAACGATGGCATATAGATTTTATACTGGTTGCTTCCCACTGTGATTGTTCCAAGCCATTCCCTTCCATCCGACGGAAACTGCTCTACGCTAACGCTAACCGTATCAATCGCATTATCTCTAAGATATGCTTCCAGTGCCGCAATAGCCGTATCGTAACTGTTCATGATTGCCGCTGTGACTGGTGTTGTCTTGGACGGCTTATCAACCCAGCCGCTAGGGTATGGTTTTGTAAAAGTTGGTGTGTAATTTGCCATGATGATCTTCTTTACTCCTCATTCCTGTTAAATGCTTCAATTTGTACAACTTCAATTTCTTCTAGTGTTTCTTTATCAATCTTTATATAATTTGTAGTAGATTCTCCTGCACCATATAAAGATCCTCTCAGAATATTCACATATATATATTTCTCATCACAAATAGGGCATGTAAACCCAAAATAGTAATTAGGATTATCACTTTTATGTTCTATCTCTTTCAATGTATCTATAGATTTTCCTACCCAAAACACTTGATTTACGACATTCCATTCCATAAAAACTAAAAACAAACCATCAATATAACAAATTCTTTTTAAGTGAAATCCCGAATTTATCAATTCTTTTTCAATTTTTAATTCTTCCCCATCATAAGAAAAAATTTTTAAATCTCTTTTTCCGGATGATTCTATATGATATCCTGCCAAGTAAGCTATGTTGTTGCGGATCAGAAAACCTTTGTGAAAATCTATCACTTGATTTTTTGTGTATTGTGATTCCGTCAATAAAATTCCGCTTGCATCAGTAAATTTATTATCTGTTCTTATAATTAACGGTTTAGCCGTTTCGTAAGTTCCTACTGCACTAATGCAATATTTGTCCTTAAAATAAAAAGCACTACTAAAAACACTCGACATTTTACGACTGTATTCTACGGCATTTACTATTTCTCCTTCATAGTTTCTTTTTATAATTTGAGCAACAGTATAATTTTCATAGTTTTCATCCTGCCTAACCGTACTAAAACCTTGAACCATACCGCTTTTTTCCAATACACTACCATAATAAAAACCTCTGATATTTATTGGATTTTCAATAGTATTTTCTTCTATTTTTATTTCTTCTGTGTTAGCGGTAAAATTATATGGAATCAAATATGCATCTCCATAATCACTTGTATTTGATTGGCTTTTTAAAAGAACAATTCCATATTGCGTAGCGGACAACTTGTAATTATATCCTGCGCCTAATCGTTTTATAACTTCTATTTTTCCTGCCTGTTTATTCCATTTACATAGCCATTTTTTTGAACTGACAAGCTCTCCACCATTGCGTCTTCTTTGCTCAACAACAGCGCATATATACGTTTCATCATTATATATTGCAAAATCAGATATATATGGAATCCATTTGTATTTTCCTGTATCTTCCAGCTTCTCCCAAATAAGCTGCCCTCCAAGGTACATCTTGTCATGGTAATGCCCCTGATAATATATTTCCTTGTGCTTATTCCCACGATAATAAATCGTACTTGATTGTTTTCTTGCCATATCATCCCACCGTCCCCTGAATCAGATATATTGTATTAGCATCAGGGAGAGCAGGAAGCGCTGTGACTGATTCCACCTTCAAACCGTTTTCCGCTGCATCTTCCAGACTTTTGATCCTTTCATCCTGCTTATCTGTCTTTTCCTTCAGCGAAGCCGTTGACACATCTTCCCGGACACCAAGATCAGATACAAACCGCCTCTGCTTTTCTTCGCCCTGCGCTGTCAGGGTGTCTGTCAGAGACTGGATCCCTTTCAGTGTCCTTGACAGCACATAAAAACTTTTCAGGACAAATACATCCTTTTTCTGCTTGTCAGATTGCTCAAAATCATATACATAGAATTGCACCGGATCCCCGACCTCCAAGAATGGTAGTCCTGTACACTCTGCTGTAAATGGTGTATAGGTCACACCCTGTACCTTATTCAGGATGGCTGTGGCTATATTGCTTTTTTCTTCCTTTGTGGTGCCAAGCGTAAAGCGGTTTCCCTGCACTATGTATTTGTATTTTTTATCAGATCCGGCATATCCGGCTTTTGTATCTTCCGACTGTCTGACATATACCTTAGTGATCCCATGTACGTCATAATCTTCATAGGTGACGCTTTTATAGGATGGATAGAAGGTCGAATCTGTAATGATATCAGTAACGCCGATTCCCGGTACAAACGGCAGATACAGTCCATTCGTCTTATCATCTGGATCCACGCCGGGATATGCGCCATCATCCTCATCCTCCACGCCTAAACGTCTGTAGTCCATTTCTCCATTTCTGTTTATGATGCCAAACACACCATTGATCTGACAGATTGCTTTGATCAGATCCAGTGCATAGATTTTTTCCTCTTCCTCCTCGTCAGCTTCTTCCTCATCTTCTGTACCTACAAGGTTGACCAGCTGCTTGATGGAAAAGCTGTCATTGGCCAGTGTCCGCTTTTTCTGCGCCAGTCCTATGAATGCGAACAGCTCATTTCTGAACTTCTTAACAGTCAGCTTTTTCCCTATTTTTAAGTAAGCAACCTGTGTCTTAAACCACGTGGTGACATCAGTATCCGCAAGACTGTACATCATGTCATAGGCTTTTATCTCTTTCGATCTCTTGTTCCCTGTCCGTTCATCAGAATCTACAATGCCACTAAACAGCTTTACAGGCTTATCGGATGTTGAATCAGTGTATATAGATACTTCTATTTTCTTGCCCTTCAGCTTTTTCTTGATGCTGCTGATCTGAAGCTTGAATTGTGATGCAATACAGCCGACAAATTCAATGCTTTCCTGATCCAGAATAGCTTCCTTGATTTCCATGGTTTCTTTTCTAATCTGACTGCGATTAAGTGTCAGATTGATCTCCGGGAATGTAACTATCAGATGTTTGTTCTCACTCTCATCAAAATATGCACTTTTTACTTTGTTCCATACTTTTAACATAAGATCACCTTAACATTCCGTAAGCTCTATTTCTGTTTCGCTGTAGCGTATGGTTTTATCAGTCGCCTCTCGATGTTCAAATGTTATTTCTTTCATTCTGAATGTCCCGGTCAGATATGCCTGTGTCTGATCATCGAAATACTCAACCGGTACATTTAATGATTTTTCCGTCAAAGCAGCAAATGCGGCGTGTTCTGTCAGATCATGCTCACGCAGCTGAAGTGTAATGGTCACACGTTTGTTTTTCATGGCAACAGTGTGCTGCACATCAGCAGCATCGTTCCATTCGTCTATAACCCGGTCCGCTTTCTTCTGGGAATAACTCCCCTTTGCAATCATGTTATTTGATACAATATGTCCATTGATTTTTACCCGATATCCGTTATACATCCTGATCCTCTTATGCTAATGCCGACTTGCCGCCATGCATCTTTTTAAATTCATTATTCTTTACAGTGATTTTTCTGAACAATGCATCACTGTCCGCATCCATTTCAAGTATCAATTGCAGCCCATAATTTTGAAAAACATAGATCATTGCTTCTACCACTGCCTTATAGATCTCCTGTGATCCGTTTCCGGCGGTTGCCTCCTTAATCATTCCCATCAGGGTATCCGTACCACTCACCACTTCCGAGCCGGTTTCTCCGCCTGCCATCACCTGTCCGTCTTTATTGACGCCAAATGCTGTCGGCTTATTCATGATCATAGGTGCATTCATAGCCTTTGCGTACCAGTCAACATCCAGTTTAGGGACAGACGGTGGATTCAGGGAAAAAGATCCCAGCATAGAAAAATGCGGCAGCTTAATATGTGGGAGATTCCACTCGAAATTGAAAAATCCCTTGATATTGTCTATCGCACCTTTGACAAAATCTCTAGCAGCTCCTATCTTTTCTTCTATCTTGAACTTAATCTCATCAAGCTTTCCTCCCGTCAAGGCATTCAGCGCATCATACCCGGCAATCCAAGCCTGTCTCTGCGTTTCCTGGTACGCAGCGACTACTCCAAGAATACCGCCGCCGTTATCCTCATATGCCTGCTTGATCGCGCCAAAGCGTTCATTAACCTGTGTTTCGTCCGCAAAGTCAGACATTTTTTCTTTGACCTTATCAAATGTTTCTGACGTTTTTTCTTTTATATTGTCCCAATGCTCTCCTATACGTTCTTTCAATAATCCCGCTGCTTCTTTGATAGAATCCCAATTCTTATATAAAACAACGCCTGCTGCCACCACAAGTCCAATTGCTAATGTTACCGGATTGAACAGATACGGTAATATGCTCACACCTGTTTTCAGAAGACTTGCTGCCTTTGATATTCCACTTATTGCTTTCGTAACCTTCCCAGCTCCGCTGATCAGCTTCCCACCTACTGTTATTGTTTTACCGACAATACTCAGTACCGGTCCTGCAGCAGCCACTATCAAGCCAATTTTTACGATCATATCCTTTTGCTTATCATCAAGACCTGCGAACCATTCAGAAAACTCCTTTACTTTTTCAGTTCCTTTTTCAATATACGGCATTAGATTTTTCAGAATAGAACCGCCAAGATCTATCGCTGTATTTTTCAACTCATTCAGAGCTTTTTTCAGTTCAAATGACGTTGTTTCCATTTTTTCAAAGGATTCCTGTGTCGTAGCTCCATCCTTTGCTGCATTATTCATATCTTTTAAAGAACTGTTAAATCCATCTGCACCATCTTTTAATAATACAAGGGCTGCCTTTCCCGCTTCAGCACTTCCCCAGAGATCACCCATAGATGCTCCTGTCTCGTCTGCATATTCCTGCATGATTCCCAGCACATCACCAAGAGACTTCCCTTCACTGATCAATTCGCCAAAGCTCTTTCCTGTTTTTTCTTCTATAACCTTCGATGCACTTGTTCCGGATTTCCCAAGCTCATTGATCATGCTATTCAGGTATGTGGTCGTCTCTGCTGTTGCAATACCGTTTGCTGTCATAATTGCATAACTTGTACATAACTGATCCAGTGATACTCCGTATGCGTTTGCTGTTGGAATTACTTTACCCATTGAAGAAGCAAGCTCTGATACAGTCGTTTTACCTTTATTCTGTGTCTGAATAAGCATATCTGAAACATTACCAACCTCTGTTGCTTCCAACCCATATGCATTTAAAATGGTTGATAATACATCCAATGTATCAGCAGATTCAGCAAATCCAGCCGTGGCAAGTCTTGTTGCATTCTGAACGAAATTCACTGCATCCCCAGTAGACTGTCCGGCCGAGATCGCATTATATACATTGTCAGCGATTTCCGAAGAAGCAATTCCTGTCTCATTTGACAGATCCAGTATTGATTTTTTCAGATCTTCCAGCGGTACTTCTGTTGTATCTGCAATCGTTGACACCTTAGCCATTGCATCTTCAAAATTAAGTGCCCCTGCGACTGCTGCCGTTCCGATTCCCATAATAGGTGCTGTAACTGCAGCAGACAATTTCTGCCCTACTTTTGATACATTTCCGCCAACTTTTGCAACCTTATTTCCTACCTTTTCAAACCCGGATTCCGTTTTTGCAAGAGATTTTTCTGCCTGCTCTGTATCAACATGTATGCTTCCAAACAGATCAAATATCTTCATGATCCTCTACCTCGTATGTTCCGTCCAGAATTGACTCTACCTTCTGCATGATTTCTTCTACACTTTTTCCGTCATCTTCCGCTTCCGGTTCCTCAAGCTCTTTCCTGAAGTCTTCAAATGACATAAAATGCTGTGGTCCTGCTACCCATCTCTGCCACAACCGTTCCTCATATCGTTCCCTTGATGCTCTTTCGACGAGTGTGATCGCATCCTTATAAGGCATGTCCAGCACAAGTCCAGCTGCGCCCTGATAACGAGAAAAGAGTAAATCAACTATTCCTTCTGGATCTCCTGCAGCTGATTCACTCTCTTCCAAAAATTTGCAATATCATTCTCATTTACAAGCTTTTCTATATCATCAAGCAGCGCATCCAATGACTGCCCGCTTATTTCCTCTTTTGTCTTTTCAAAAATACCGGCAAACAGATCATACACCTGATCTTCCACCACGTCATTTGCCGCCACATCGATCAATAACATGACAATATCGATCCCAAGCGTATAACCGGCTTCAGATCTTGCCATTGCCAGCTGTTTTGCATAAAGCTCAAGCTGTGCATTGTACTGATTCATGCTTTCTTCATCACTTCCTGTTTTCACCGGAATATATTCTTTAATTTCTTCTTTTACAGATTCTGTATATTCCTTTGACATGCGGCGGATCTCCTCCCGGAGATTCGCCTTTTTGATAATCTTTGCTGTCTTAACGATGTCTTTTAAACATAACTTTCTCATCCTGTACCTCCTGTTTCTTATAATGTCTGACTGCTCTTTACTTTCGGATAGTAGATCTTAAACGGTGGATTATCATCATCGTCATCATAATGTCCTGTGAATGTCGCCGCGATCACAGTCTCTGACTTATCCTGCATACTGAGGGAAAGACCCTCTGTATTGATCGAATTCAGTACCTGAATGATAACCGGTTTGTCCGATCCGCTGATCGTACCGACATATGTAATATTTTCGATATAGTCATCATCTGCAATATAATCCTTGCCCTGGATGATGTAGTAATCTTCATTCGAACTTTCATCTACCTCAGCAGCACACAGTGATGTTGATACGGTATCCTTTGTTACCTCAATGAGATTGGCTTTCAGTGTCACATCCCAGGAATCGATTACTTCCATTCCTTTTGCTTTGCCCTTTACGCCATCAATTTCGATATTACGGATATTTGGCTTTGCACTGAATTCCCCGCCGCCCTTTGTAGCACCGATACATTTTCCGCCTTCCTTCGCCGTCTCATAAGTGTCTTCTCCCACGGTAAAGTTCTTGAAAAAGGCACCTGCATCAAGCATCAGATTCTCTTTGGTCTTTTTCGTCAGACCATTAAAGCTTTTTTTCTTATTCATGGATTTCCTCCTACTCTTCCACAACTCTGACCTCAAATGTCAGTTCTATTTTCTTCAGTTTCTTGTCCTCTACAACAATAGGCTCGCAGGTATCTTTATAGATCATACCGGCGCCGCCTTCAAATTCAAACCGCATACGGTCTATCCGCTTTTCAAGTTCCATTGCAAGCATTTCAGCCCTGTTCCATGTATCTCTCATATCCCATACATTGACGGTCATGCGATACTGGCTGACTGTATCCGCTATAAGACGCTTTGTGGTAAATACGGCATAAGGATAGACATCTTCTTTTTTCGCTTCATTCTCATATACCGGTAACTCATCACAGGTCATTACATCCTGCAGAGCCTCATTCATTCTCATCTTCCATCTCTCCTTCTGTCTCGATCATGGAAAGCGCTCTTGCTTCATCCTCCAGTCCACTCAGATACTGGCTTTCGATTGATACAATATCTGCAATGCTTGCATCCACTATATCCTGAAACATTCCCCGCGCCTTTATATGCGTTCCTCCCGGATTTTTCTTGGAATGTTTACCGTTGATCGTGCCTTTTTCCTGAAATCTCGCATAAAATCCCGGTACCGTTTTTTTACGGCTTGAATGTTCAAATCCACAGTCCACTCTTGGAAACTTGATGTAATCCTTGGCATATACATTGTATGTCATTGCCTTTGGCGCCTGTCTGGTCACTCTGTTGAATATGCTATAATACTTTTCACGGAACCTTTTTTTAACAAGCTTTGCAACGTCCCGAAGGGCAGCCCGCGACAACTCATAGATGAAATAATTTGCTTTATCCACATCCGACTTGAATGTCACGCCGTTTTTACTGAGTTTCGTTACACTCTTCGGTACCGGCATCTCTCACACCTCCATAGCATATGATCTCAAGCGTAGAAGCTTTTGTCTCGTAAGTTCTCAATACCTTGTACATCCTGCCATTGTACTCTACCTCAGGCTGATCGCTGTAGTCTTCCCGGTCAGCGATCTCAAACACAATTTCCGGCTTATATCCGGATGTCTGCGCCTGATAAAATTCAGAGCGTTTTACTGATTTCTTTTCGCCATATACCTCTGTCTTTTCCAGCACATATACAGGATCACCGTATTCATCTTTCTGATCCGTTTTCTTTTTATTCACGAAAAAAAGCACATCATCATACATCTTCCTGTGTTCCTTCCCTGTATGTTTCGCAAAGGCTCATTGCATCACGGAGTTTTTCATAATTCCGCATATACTGCTGCCCTTTTCCCTGAAAATCGAAATCTGCTTTGCAGTATAAAATAACTGCGCTGTCTGTCAGCTTATTTTGAAAGCAAATGCCCACCCGCTCCATATCGAGCAGGCAGGCATCCTTTGTTCTTTCGATCTCATCATCCAGATTTTTATGGGATATTCTCAAGGACTTTCTGATTTCCTCAACTGTTACCATTTACTTACCTCATGCGTTTGCCGCTGTCTGAGCATCTAAAAAGCTTGTGATCTTTTCCGCTTTGTTTGAACCGCTGATAGAATAGCCAAGCTCTGCGGCCAGAGCGGTGATCTCTGCCACAGTCTTAGCTTCTAATTCTTCCCTTGTATAAGTCTTAGCTCTATCAGCGTTTATACGTTTTTTACCTGCATCACTACAAGTGATCCGAGATCTACCGGTTTTCCGTCTACCAGCATGATTGCTTTCTTGATCTGATCGTCTGTATCATGGTCTTCATATTCTTTGATCGTAACCTGCAGATTCGTGTTCAGAATATAGTCTGCAAAGTTGAACATACATGCAAATGGTGTATCCTTCTCAACGGTCTTTGCAAATGCCGGTACATAATCCACAAAGTTTACCTTTCTGCCAAGCAGTGATGGCTCAGGTCTTCCGCTTACGCCGATGTTGACTCTTGCGATAGGCTGACCGTTTTCATCAGTCATTGCTACAAATTTGTTATAGAAGGTAGCCTTTTTCATATACCACTCTGTTCCTACCTCATAAGCATCCGGGAGTGCTCCTTCCGCTTTGCACAGATCCTGGTAAGATGGATCGCTGCCCTCTGTAATGTCGATTGTCTGTCCCTCTGGTACTTCCTTTGTCAGAATACCTTCCGGCTGGTTAGAAGCAGCTCCTGCGCCATTGAAGGCAGCATCCTCGATTGCTTTTACCATTGCGTCTGCGATATTCTTCGCAAGTGTTGATTCAAAGACCTCAAGTGTCACCGTATCAACCGCAATCGATACCGCTACCACACATCTGAGCTTGTGATAGGTAAATGTGATAGAACCAAGTGCCTTTTTCTGCTTATCCGATCCGCCTCTTTCTGTCGTCCATGTAGCTACCGGCTTTGCAGCTGATGTTGGAACAGATACACCGCCTTTGTAGAACGTCTTTGTCAGCTTCGCATACACACCGCCAATATTTTCCAGCTTCTCAATGATCTTATTGATGATCGTATTTGGAATAGCTGCTCCCACATCGGATGTTGTTGTATAGGCATCTCCATTCCGGAAGTCTGCCGGGATCTGTGTTCCTTTCAGGACAAAGTTCATGAAAGCCTTCCGGTACTCCATGTCTTCCTGATTACCGATCACACCGATCACACCTGCTGCCGTCAGTACACCTTCTTTTGCATCCGGTGTCATTTTTGCAGCACCTCTAAGTGCTTCGATATTCGCCATACTTTCTTTGTACTGATCGTATTCTGCATCAAAGGTCTTCACATCTTCCATTTTTGCATTATACTCTTCCATTTTCTCGGCTCCGAGAAGTTCTTCTGCTTCATCCAGCATCTGATTGCGGTATGAAAGCATCTCTTCTTTGCTGCCAAACTTTTTGATTACGTTCATAAATTTCATAATCGTTCTCCTCTCATTCTTTGGATTGTTATTTTGTTCTTTGCTATTAAAATATCCGTGCTTTCCGCAATCGGATTCGTAGCCTTTTTATACTGATCTCTGATCTTTTCTTTTACCTCATCACTTATAATATTGGCATATCCCACGTTATAGATCGTTGGCTTCTTTCCGGACAAAATCCCGCTTTCATCACCGATAATTTCATCCACAAAGCCATATTCCTTAGCCTGTGCTGCATCCATCCATGACTCTTTATTCATAAGATCCAGCAGCTGTTTTTCTGACATGCCGGTTTTCAGCCTGTAGGTATTGGATATCGTTCTATTTGCATTCAGCAGAACGTCTTTTGCATGATCCATTGCTTTATAGTCTCCACTGGCACTTCCGGACACATTATGGATCATATACTGTGCGCCTGCTGCCATCCGTACGGTATCAGCTCCACAGCAGATTACTGTTGCAATACTTGCTGCAATTCCCACAATATCCGCAGTCGTAGCTCCTCTGTACTGTGAAATCAGATAATTGATCTCATTTCCCGCAAACACATCACCGCCACCGGAATTTACAACGAACGTGATATCCTCTCCATCTGCTTCCCTGATTTCCTTTTCGATATCTCCAGGAGCAGTCGCTTCAATGCCAAACAGATCATAAATCCACTTATCATCTGTCGATACGATCGTACCTTTCACATTTACATTTTTCATTCGTCATCACCTCCTACACTGATCACACCGGTATCTTTACGAAGCAGTGCCTCATCTCCGCCCGGCATTGGAGCCATTGACAGATATGTTCTCACTTCATTTCTTGTCATAATGCCACGATCCACAAACTGTACCAGATTGAGCTTTGTGGCCATGCTCGCATATGTCAGATTACTGCTTTCAAATATGATCTTGTTTCCATGTGCTCTTTCTTTTCTTGTAAATATCTTTCTTGTGAATTCATTGGAAAGCTGTTGTGCAACCGGTTCGATCACGGACTCGTAGTAAGCGATCCACTCATCTTCTGGATACGTAGAATTGACTATTTTCTCATTTGTATTGAAGAACTCATACACACGCTTGATCTGTCCGGTAGTCTGAGCCGCATTTGGCACATAATCATTCGATGAGATCTGCTGTGCTTCCGCTTTAGAGTCCACTGCAGCCACACCCTTTGTCTTACTTGACATTGACAAAAAGCTTTCTGCAAATTTTTCTGCATTCGTTTCCAGATCTTCCGGCCGCATGGAATTTGAAAATTTCAAAAGCCAGCGGATCAGTGCGCCATTCTTGATTGCATTCACAATACCCTGATCTGCAGTGCTGATTACATTCATGACTCCCTTCAGCGCATCAACCGGACTCTCACCAAACAGATCATTGTTTGTATAGTCATCCCGCAGATGGATGATATCCGTATATGGTACTGTCATCATTTTTCCATTCATCAGATAAAATTTTAAGAACAGCTCATTTGCCTTGTAAATCGCCTCCACACCCTGACAGGTAATCGGATATAATCCGATCGGGCTGTCGAATGCATTCCGCAGGATTAAAATAAAAGCATTGTTGTTGAGTGCAAGCTGGTTTGCCACCTTTTCGATCATGACCTGAAAGCTCATGAATTCATTTGGTTCTTCCAGCAGCATCCTGATATATACTACCGGGTTGATATCCAGCTTCTTTCCCTCTTCTGTCTCTGATTCCCTGATATGCTTTGCTACCAGTTTCCCCAGTGCCTTAGTTTTTGGCCGGATGCATGCCCGGATGATATCTGACTGATACATATTCCCATTCCAGGAATAAAAACCATTGCCCGCTTCCACAACCATTTTGTAGATGACATCTGGTGCAGCATTATTCTGTTTTTTTCCAAATAGTCCCATGGTCTTCCTTTCTGTTGCACCGGTGCAACTTTCTAAATTACGCTCAAATAATCTTCCAGATTATTCTCATATGTCACATAAGCATCCAGTAGGCTTGCCAGCCCATCAATTCTTCTCGTTCCGACATTTCCTTTGCATGGCTGGATGTTATCATTCTTATCTACATCAACCGACGTATTTCCCAGGCACCACTTCAGGATTGGATTGTTATTATATACAATCAGCTTCTTTTCCAGATCAGCTCCAAGAGACTTCATCGGTGCGGACAGGGTTTTCTTTCCCTGGATCACCGGTTCCATTACATTCTTACCGAATGTGTTCTCCATATCCTCTACAAAGTAACTTGCTGACCAGCTGTCATAACCACCTTTATAGAGATAAATGTCCATCTCGTTCTGCACTTCTAAATACCACTGTACAATATACTTGTAATGCACTTTATTTCCCGGACACGTCCGGATCAGTCCCTGTGATTCCCACAGATCGTAAGGTATCTTATCTTCCCTTACTCTCTTTTCAAGCAGATCCTCTGGAAGCCAGTACATCTGCAGCACATAAATATGATCATCACCCGGTACCCTGAAAATAATAGTTGCACATGTCAGGTCTGTTGTACTGGATAAATCGCATCCTGCAATTCCATATCGCGGCTTTAAAGCCTTAATATCAAATTTTGCCTGATTGTCCAGTTGTTCAAAGGTCAGCCACGCTTCCGAGCTGGTCTCTCTGATATTAAATTCCTTGCAGACAAGGTTTTTTACCTGTGTTGCATCTGACAACGCCTTTGCGACCTTTCTCTTCAGATACGACAGTTTTTTTGTGACACCAAGGTTCGGATTCGCTTTATACCATGCTCTTTCATCCGTCCATTCTTTCCTTTCATCCAGTTCATAAATAAACGGAAATACATGGATATCTTTATAGCCGGCCGGATCATACAGACCATTGATGATCCGTTCTGATTCATCGTATTTCTGATCATAGATGTCTTCCCGGATTGTTCCGGCTGTTGATGTAACATAAATTAGCGGCTGGGTTCTTGCCGAAACACCATCCGCTAATATATCATAAAGTGCTTTTCCTGCTTTCCATTGATGGATCTCATCCAGCAGGGCACAGTGTATATTAAGTCCATCCAACGAGTCGGAATCACTCGCCAGCGGCTTAAAGGTACCATTGTTATACTCCTCTGAAGATATATCACCCACACGGCATTTTGCCCTTTTTAATAATGCCGGTGATTTTTTGACCATTCTGGTCGATTCTGTCCAAATGATCTTCGCCTGATCTCTCTTAGTTGCCGCAGAGTATACCTGCGGTCCTTTCTCTCCATCTGCCAGTAACATATACAGTCCTACGACTGATGCAAGCAGCGATTTTCCGTTTTTCTTCCCAACAATCAGTATGCTTTCGCGGCAGACACGGTTTCCCGCATCATCCACAAAACCAAAGACTGCTGCCAGATGCGCTTTTTCCCATAATTCCAATACAACAGGTTTCCCTGCTCCTTTTCCACTGCTGATACAACAGAAGCTTTCTGCAAATTCGAGAATATGATTTCCCCTTTTTGCATCGTAGTGCATTTCTTTTGTCGGATGATCAATACATCGTGCAAGATACTTGTACCACAGGCGCGTCTTGCGACACACTGTGATCTGTCCCGTCTTTATCTTCTCCCAGTACTCCAGCACCGGATTATACGAAAGCGGATATCTTACCATATATCATCGCCCCGCTACAAACGCATCAAATCCATCATCCTTCACTTCCGTCAGTTTTGTTTTTGGCATACATTCAAGCAGGACCTTCATTGCCTGTGTATGTTTCTGGGACATCTGTAGATATAACTGCGCATCCGGGCTCTGTTTGTTCCCGTACTGGTTTTCTCCATTCTTATATTCGACTGTGGTACCATCCCTGATAATGTTCTCACGCAGATCCTGCATTGTCACACGCAAAAAAGCCACATCTTCCATCGTGGATTCTACTAATTTTTTCTTATTTTCATCAATTTCTTTGAAAATTCTCTTAAGTCTTGACAACTCTTTCTTAATCCGTTTTTGTTTTTCCAAATATGCGGAAACACTGTCATATTCGGCTTCTCTCTTGATTTCTTCTTCCCAGATTTTTTCATCCTCTGTCATGCATACCACACCCCCTTTATGATAACCTGTATATTTTTTCAACCTGGCGTAACGGTCAGATTTTACTTTACCACGATAAAGTGAACCGGGGGGGATATACAAATTTATTTCTTTCCCCCGCGATCAATCTCACGCATGGAAACCGGCTGTCCCTCTTCATCAAATGCAAACAACGGCTTGACCTTATCATTACCCAGACCATGTCCTTCAAACAGATCATGGCACTCTTTACATACATACTCCAGATTTCCAAAACTCAGAGTAATGTCCGGGTTTGTCACATTGCTTTCCGTAATCGCTGTCTTGTGATGCACGATGTATCCCAGATTCTTATGACACTCTTCACAAAGACCGCCATCTATCATGATTCTATTGTCTATATAGCTTTTCCTGCACTGCTGCCAGCGGCGTGATGCATAGAAAGTCTTTGCATATTCTTTTGCCATTTTTTCCCTGTATGCCAGTACGAAAAAAGGAAGCTCAGCATTTCTGCCTGCTTCCTTTCCTGTACATTTTAGGAGGTACATTCTTCACATCCATCGACACTATCATATTACCACATCTAAATGTCCCATAACGTCCCATCTTTAATTTTTTTCTGCAAACTCCCGCATCATCTTTGTGATCTGTGCAGCCTGACTGACTCCGGCTCTTTTGCATGCTTGTTCAAAAGCTTCTGCATCTTCCCGTTTAATCTTAAATCCTTTCGTCATATATCCTGCTTTTCTCTGATATTTTTCTGTCGCAATCGTCTGCTTGCTCGGTTCTCCCTTTGGCATTATGATCTTCTCCTTTTCCAGTTGATAAGCTTTAATACCAGCCATACCAGCGTAAGCAGGATAATGGCATAGTCCAATATACCTAGGTTGCTAAAGTCCATTGTCTTAATGACCACTAACGCTATGATGATTGTTGTGATTTTTCCTGTTGCATCTTTCATATCTATCTCTAACATGATATAATCGAGTATCCTCTTTTGAGGAAGGGGAAGTTTCCTTCCCCTTTCAAGCTTCTTACTTGTCGTAAAAATCTTTGATCTGCTTTACGACGGCTATCAGAAGATTTGCGATAGTGAGAAGCTTGATCATATTATCGATTATCTTATCTATCATGTTTTACCTCCTTTCCTTTGATATATTTATTATATCATAGGGTTAACCATATTGCAAGCCTTTTTTTACTTTTCACAAGGAATTTCTAATTTTTCTAACGCTTTCTCATGGATTCTGTATAACTGCGTTCTTTCATATCCCATCATCTTTGAAATTTGCTTTATTTTCAGTCTATCGAGATATTTATACTCAAGCAGGCATTCCATATCTGCATTTCCTATCTCATGGATTGCCTGTTTTATTTCTTCCCGCTTTTGCACAAGCTCTGCTTTTGCTTTTATCCTATTCACGATAGCTTTTTCAAGCATCGTCACATATGTTTCCTGTGGGCTTTGTAAATTCATTGATCCCTTAGGCATATCCGAATACTGAATGGCTCTAGCCCCGTCTGCTTCCAGCTTTAGGCGGGTTATATCTTCTTCAATCTGCCTGATGCGTCTTTCGATCGGTTTGTAGGAATATAGATAGTCTTTCTTCTCTTGAATCAGTTCTCCGTCTGTCACTGCGTCACCTCCTGCCGACCGGTATAAACCGGCCAGCTATAAATTCTGTGATATAAAATGTGAGGTAATCTTGTTTCTTTTAGGTCTTGCCCCGGTGTTTCAACCTTTTTTCTGTTTTGCAACGGCAACAGCTTTTGCCTGCTTTCTTCGCCGTCTCTCCTGCTCTATTTCAAGCGCCTGCTGCCGTAGCGTTTCTTCCACCTGCAGCTCTGCATAGGTCTTTCCGTATTCCTCTGCTTCTGCTTTGAATTCTGCAATAGCACTCAGCTTTTTCTTGTTCATGCTTCCTTTACCTCTATACGCTTTGTCTCTTTTTCGATCTTCAGTGTTCCGTCTGCTTTTCTCATCAGTTTATACGTCACGGTATTATGTTTGACTGTCAGCCGATCCAGCAGATTTTCTGCAACCGGTCTGGCTGCTGCCATAAGCAGATCCTGCGCTGCCGGATCTGATGCATACTCAGTCTTTATAATGCTTTCTGCAATATCGATTGACTGCTCAATCTTTTTAAACTGCTGCGCATCTCCGCACGTGCACAGCTTCGTGGCTTCCCTGTTCTTTTCTCCTTCATCCGCATCCTCCGGTACTCTGATTACCTGTGACTGTCCGCAATAGATGCAGGTTCCATATGTTTCTATCATGCTTTTTCCTCCTTCATGTAAGCGTCAAGCTCTTCCAGCTCCGCTGTCTTCTTTTCGATTTCTTCCGTCAGCCGGATCATCCGCTCTGTGATCGCTTTCTTTACACAGTCCGGAAGCGGCTTTACAACCATCTGTCTGATTTCCTTTGGCTTCGGTCCCGGTCTCTTTTTTTCTGCCGGCTCTCCGGCCGCGATCAGGATCTGCCTGATCTGCTCCGGACTGCTGCCATTTAAGTCCGCAAGGATCTGTATCTGCTTTTCTTTGTTTTTCGCTTCCCGGTAACTTCTTGCAATTTCGCTCTGATCCATTTCTATACCTCGCTTTTCGAATAACACCTATTTAACATCAATATCCGGAACAATCCTCTCCGGATAGAATACTAACTGATAATGGTATTTATCTGTACTTGTCGGCTCTGTCTGTTCCATCACATAACAGGTCCAATCATTCAGGTAGATATAATCTTTGTAATATGTATCTTCTCCTGTCTTAATCGTGACTACAAGTTCATTGTTACTGTTATTGTCAAGGCTCATATATCCTTCTGCCTGCAGCATAATGGTATCTGTTCTTGCATTTGTTACAGTGATTTTTCTGTACAATTTGAATTCATCCGCATCTGTTGTGAGGTTATAATTGACTGTATCTGCCGTGGTACATCCCACCAGACTAATAGCAATACACACAAGCATAATAAGTGACATAATTTTCTTTTTCATATAATTTTCTTCCTTTCTATTTCTAAATAGTTTCCAGTATCCAAACGATCCTTTCCGCATATACTAATAACGGGGTGAGTATATGATCGCTTGGATCCTGTTTTTACTTCATGTTATACATTCTTAGGCAAACCGTAGCTGTCCGGTCTGTTCAGCTCTGATCTGCATATTCGGTGTGCGTTCTGCCACACACAATTCCGGCAAATTTGCTCTGACCAGTGCTGCCGGTATTGGCGGACAAACCGCATTTCCACACCTGCGCACCTGCTCACTTCTCGGATATGTCTTGCCGGTATAATCATGATCGATTATGTAGTCCGCCGGGAAGCCTTGGCATCCATACAGCTCTCTTGGTTCCAGCATTCGCAAACCAATATCAACAATCTTATAATCAACACCTTCAATCGTTACAAGACCAAATCTATCCTTTGTAGTAACCGTGTCCAATGGTTGTTCAATGTCCTGTCCGGTGCCTTGACCGTAGTATTTCACGAGAAACGCCCTAACTTCTCCAAAATGCCCATCGCCAGCCGTTATTGTCGGAATTGGTTCTTTTACATCCCTGCCATCACAATGATTGTTCATCTGAATAAGGTTTACAGCGCACATAGCATTTCTTTCAAGTGTAGTGATCGTGTGTAATGGTTCTTTGATATCCGATCCATTTCCTTGATAATTTCCTCCGTAATATTTTTGGATGAATGATGTAACCAATCCATATCTGTTCGATCCATCCACAGTCATGATCGGATCTTCAATGGTCTGTCCCCGGACTTCCCCTTTTGCTGTTTCAGAATGATACTGTATCAAGGTTGGACTAATAAGACATTGTTGATTGCCTGTAGTGATCGTATGTATCGGATCTTTGCAATTTCCGCCCGGATGATTTGTTGTATTAGTTCCCATGCATGGCGCAAGTATCGGTTCAACAATCCCATATCCATGTTTTCCTGTTATGGTTGGCATCGGTTCCCGGATATCATTAGGTCTGCGTTCTCCGCCATGATTGCATTGGATAATAAATGGTTCTGAATTATCCAAGACAAATTTTTTTAAACCTCTTGCTATCCTCTCCATAGTCTTAGGTGCCAACGGTCTGACAGCCCGGATGCCATACTTCTCTTTTATTTCCTTGGATGTATCAAAGATACTCGGACACGGTAGCGAAAAATCCAACTGCGTGTATGCTCCTACATACGGTTTCAGCAATCCAGCTTTAACTGCTTCGCTGTCCGCTGGTGCGTGTGTCGGATCCGGCCATACAATAGGCTGACCATCACAACGAGCGATCATAAAAAATCTTTTTCGCATGGTTGGTGCTCCATAATCCGCAGCTACCAGCTCTTTGAACTGCACTTTATATCCAAGATCTGTAAGCTGCT